CTATTGAACATGTGTTTTGCCAATTGTTTTGCTAACTCAGTTTTACCAACACCTGAGTTACCAATCAACAATCCACTAAAGATTGGTTTTTTAGGGTCATTAAGTCCAACACGATTTCTTTGAATTGCTCTTGCAATTTTTGCTACCGCATCATCCTGACCAATCACTCTTGTTGATAACGTGTCTTTTAATGTGATAAGTTGTGAAGTTTCATCAGTTGAAATTTTGTTGATTGGGATTTTTGTCATCAAAGAAACAACATCATAAACAACATCTTCAGTTACCTCACGTCGGTATAAATCTCTATTTTGTTCAAATTTTTGTTTTTCGTTTTCAAGTTCCGATAAAATCTTTCTTTCTTTATCACGAAGATTAGCAGCTTCCTCATACTTTTGTTTGTTTATAACATCAACTTTTTCTTCTTTGATTTTAGCGGCTTCTTTTTTAAGATTTTCAATAATCTCAGGTAGTTTAATTTCTACTTGTGAACGAGCACCAACCTCATCGATTATATCGAATGCCTTGTCAGGGAACTCACGGTCTGTAATATATCTATCCGCTAATTCAACACATAGTTTTAAAATATCATCACTATAGCTTACTTTGTGGTGATTTTCATAACGGTCTTTTGAGTTTTGTAGAATTTGTAATGTTTCTTCTTTTGTTGATGGGTCCACCACTACTTTTTGAAAACGTCTTTCTAACGCCCCGTCCTTCTCGATATTTTTACGGTATTCCTCTAATGTAGTTGCTCCGATACATTGTAATTCACCACGAGATAATGCCGGTTTGAAGATGTTAGAAGCATCCATAGAACCTGATGAATTACCTGCACCAATCATAGTGTGGATTTCATCAATAAAGACAATGATGTCAGGGTGATTATAAAGTTCTTCCATAATCACTTTCATTCGTTCTTCAAACTGACCACGATATTTTGTTCCCGCAACTACAGATGTCATATCTAAAGAAACAATTCTTTTACCTGCCAAATTTTGTGGACAATCACCCTCAAATATTTTCTTAGCCAAACCTTCTACAATTGCAGTTTTACCACAACCTGGTTCTCCAATAATAATCGGGTTATTCTTCTTTCTACGAGAAAGAATTTGTGCGATACGATTAATTTCATTTTCCCTACCAATTACAGGGTCAAGTTTACCTTCTTCTGCTGCCTTAATTAAGTCACGAGAAAAGTTATCTAATACCGGTGTTTTTGATGAGCCGTCTTGAGTTTTGTTTTTTGGTTTTTCGTTTCCGTCTGCTGAGTCAATCATATTTTAGTTTTTTATCAATTTTAACTTATATAAACCGAATAATCAATTATTTTTAAGTTTTTGTCATAATGTCATACACAAATTTGACTTTACTGACATTTTGTCATATATTTATTAATGGCACATAATTGGTGTAAAAATACAAAAATAAACTTATAAAATGAAATAATAGTATGATTAACTGGAGAGAATTTGATGACATGTTTGATAAAATGTTTTCAATGAAGTCAGATTTTATTAATAATAATAATTGGACTTCTAAAACATATAAATCACCTGATGGGAGATATTCTTATACCTACATGTCAAAAGGGTTTAAACCAACCGATGAATTGGGTGAATTGAAAAATAAATTGGATGTTGCCGTTGAGGGACAAAATTTTGAGGAAGCCGTTAAGTTAAGAGACCAAATTAAGAGTTTAGAAAAAAACAAAGAAAAGATTTCTGAGTTACAAACTAAATTAGATGAATGTATTAAAAAACAAGATTTTGAAAAGGCGATTGAATATCGAGATAAAATAAAGGCTCTCAAATAACAAAATCCACCTTATGGTGGATTTTTTTTTTCGTATATTTATAGATATGGAAGGATGGAAAAAATTTGTAGATACTTTGGAATTGACAAAAGATTTGGAACAGAATTATTTTGACATGAGAAAAATATTCCAAAGAGAAGGTTGGACACAGGAAGAATTGTCAAGTCCAAGATATTTTCCCCAAGACCTATTAGTTTTACACTCCAGATTCCAACCAAAAATGCGTGAAATTTTTCAAACAATTAAAGATTATGGTTTTGATGTTGACGGAGACGAAGTTCATTATTATATTATGGATAAACTTCGTCATATTGATGACATAACCCCATTAAGAAAACCAAATGGCGATAACGAGAACTAATATAGTAGGAACAAAAATTATTTGTGAAATTGAATCTTCAAATTTAGTTAAAACTGAATACGATAGTGAAACTAGTAAATTAATTGCAACATTCAAAAACGGAATGGTGTACGAATATGAAGAAGTTCCACACAAAACATATGCACAATTTAGACTGGCAGAATCACAAGGAAAATTCTTTAATACTGATATTGCAAGACAGTACAAATACAAAAAAGTAGAAGAAACTGAATAATCTATGTATTTATAGATATGGAAAGTGATAGTAAAATCATTAATAGCTTATATCTTCAAGACGAATTAAATCCCGACATTTGGTATATACCGAATGAAAAACATATGGGAGACCCCGAAGCCCAATTTTATAAATTAAAACCAGAAATAAAAGAAAGACTTCTTAAAGTAAGTGAAATCTTTTTGGATTATATTGATATCGATATATATGTTCACGACATTATTCTTATTGGTTCATTAACAGGATATAACTGGTCTGATTTTTCAGATTTTGATGTTCATATTCTTTATGACTTTAATGACGCGGGTGAAAACGCGGATTTATATCGAGAGTTATTTCATTTGAAAAAAACGGTATTCAATGCAAAACATGACATTAGAATTAAAGGATACGAAGTCGAGATGTTTATACAGGATTTAAATGAAAAAGAAACTAGTGCCGGGTCTTATTCTGTGTTATATAACAAATGGTTAAGAGCACCTGAAAAAGAAAACTTTAGAATTGATAAAAAAATTATCAAAGAAAAGGCAAATCAATGGATGAGAATAATAGATGGTGTTTTAGAAAACGCTGAAGATGAAGATTTAAATGATGCAATTAAGTTAACGTCAAAATATAAAGAAAAATTAAGAAAATATAGAACCTGTGGATTAAAAAAAGAAGGTGAGTTTTCTTATGAAAATTTAGTATTTAAATTCTTAAGACGAAATGGGTATATTGCCAAATTAGAGGATTTCAAAAACAAAATTACGGATAAAAAATTATCATTAGAGCAAGAAATTGGTGAATAATTGAAAATTATCAATTAACGATATATTTATATATAAAAAAATATGCCAACAACAGCTTGTACTTCGTATTATACTACAACTATAACCGGTTATGTACCAGGTTCTGGTAGTACTTTGGGGACTGTAGTAACATTTTACGCACCAAAACCCGATTATGGTAGTGTAACTAATACAACTAACTTACAATGTAATGCTGTTACGTTGGGTGGAAATGGATTAAACAATTAAAAAAAATACATTAAAATGGCAGATTTAAGACCGATTGGTAGTGAAAAATTAGAAGGAACAGATAAGTTGAGAAGAATTATGGAAATCGCGACTTATAGAGAAACTCCAAAAACCGAATTAAATAATTTGTCAACAACAAATTATACTATTCAATTATCTGATGGTAACTTTTACGGTATTGTAAAAGAAAGACAAGGGTATATCATTAAAACAGGTATTAATGAATCCAACATGGATTATTCAGACCCAATGAAAAATAGAAAATATTATCGTTCATATTCTGAAGCAATGAAAAAATTAAATTTAATTGTTGCTGAAACAAATAGAAATACAGGAAATGAATATGAAATACCTCTTATTGGTGAGCAACCTGAGGTAAAAAAAAAATTCGTATTAAAAACGACTAAAAAGGCTGAACCAACACCGTCACCTGATATGTCGGCACCTGATATGGGAGCTCCGGCACCTGAAACACCATCACCTGATATGGGAGCTCCGGCACCTGAAATGGGAGCTCCGGCACCTGAAATGGGTGGAGAATCTGAAATGGGAGCTCCGGCACCTGAAATGGGTGGTGAATCTGATATGGGAATGACACCTGAAATGGGTGGCGAAGCAATTCCAGAAGAACCAGAAATGCCAATGGCACCTGGAGATGCTCCTATGTTGGATACTGAAATTGGTTTAGAAGACGATGAGGAAGGTGGGTCAAGTAATTTAAAATTAATCCAAAAACTTACAGGTAAATTAAGTCAAAAATTAAGAATGTTTGATAAAGACAAAGGTCTTGATTCACAAGACATTAAATACGTAATTAATTCGATTGTATCTGCAATTGATTTAAACAAACTTGATGACGATGATAGAGAAGATATCGTCGATAAAATTGAAGGGTTTGATGAGTACGGTAAAGAAGGTGAAGGTGAATTAAACTTTGGTGAAGAAGATTTTGATTTTGGGGGTGACGAAATGCCAACTGACGAAATGCCAACTGACGAAATGCCAACTGACGAAATGCCAACTGATGATATGGGAGCACCTGAACCTGAAACAAAAGAAGGTTACCAATCAGTAATGGATTCAATTTTTGGTGAGTCTAAAGTTGAAAAAGTCTTATCCGGCTATTTTAACATTAAAAACGAAGAAAAACCTATATTAGAAAATAAAAATAAAGTGGACTTTTTAAAAACTAAAATTAATAAAATAAACCAAAAGAACGACATTCAAGAATATTCTATTTCTGAAAGTCAGAAAAAAACAGGTTTAATTTTAATTGAGGATTATACTAACTGTACGTTTATTGGAAGAACAAATAAAAACAATTTAGTTTTTAAAATTAACGGAAAAGAAGTAAAAGTAACTCCAAACGGTAGAACTATATGAATTTAGTTTTCATTAACGAATTAGGGCCAAACTTTAGAGGAGATAATATTTACGAATTTATTTTTTCAGATTTGGATGATGTTTATGGTGAAGATTGGGATAGTGAAACTGCAAACGGGAAACCGACACCTCCACATGTAGAATTTATTAAAAAGGTTGGTGTATTAAAAAATTCTGAAATCGAGTTAGAGTTAATTCAGAATTCAGATTTTTTTGGAATGTATGATTCCATTGATGGTGTGATTGCCTTGGGTTGGGAAAAACCTGACAATTACGAAGGAAAAAGATTAGTTTTTCAATATGGAGAAAGTATTGAAATTGTAGAAAATAAATTATACGAAAAAGATATCGTATTAAAATGGGAAAAAAATTTAGTAAGTGATGAAACATATGAATCCTAAATTAGTTAAACTTCTTCACGAGGGTTTTTCAATGAATACTTTAGAAAACTTAACTGAAAACCAATTAAATGTATTATTTAATAAAATTGTTTCAGAACAACCTAAGCCTGTTGAAAAAACTGTTACATCAAAAGTTATTGAGCTTCCCGCAGGTGCAAAAACCGCAATCGGTACCGCAACAGTTTCAAATAATGCTGGTAAGACCGTCATTACAACAACTGATGAAGGTGAGTTTACTGAGGGAGAACAAGAAGATGTTGCTGACGTAAATAAAGGTGAGGACGACCAAGACCCGATTCAAAAACAAGGTCCTGATGGGATGCCTGCGGAATCTAATATACAAGAAAAGGCGGTTTCGAAACAACAACAAAAAATTATGGGATTGGCTCTTTCAGTTAAAAGAGGAGATACTCCTAAATCGAAAGTAACTAAACAAGTTCAAAAAATGGCAAAAGAAATGTCTAAAAAAGAACTTGAGGATTTCGCATCAACAAAACACAAAGGATTACCTAAAAAGGTTGAGGAAAAAAATGAAGTAGAAAAATTAGAAGAAAGTATTCTAAAAATTATTGAAAATCATTTACCTCCTCACACTACAAAAAGTGAATTACTAAATTACATTAGAAGAAACAAATAATGAATGTCTCTTTCAAAAGAACAAATACTACTGGAATATGCTAAATGTGCTCATGATACACCATACGCACTAAGAACATATTTACAAACCTACGATAATACACAATCCAAATACGTACCGTTAGAATTATTTAATGACCAAGTAACTTTGGTTAAAGATTATGATACTTGCGAAGAAAATATTGCATTAAAGTATCGTCAAGCTGGTGTATCTACGGTTACATCCGCTTGGGCTTCAAAACGATTAGTTTTTGCTAAAAAATCAAAACCAGAAAAAATACTAATAATTGCAAACAAACTTGATACTGCCGTTGAGATGGCAAACAAAGTTCGTGCATTTGTAGAACAATGGCCTAATTGGTTGGGTGTGGGGTTTTCCCCTGAAAAAAACGCAGCAAGACACTTCAAATTAACTAATGGTTGTGAGGTTAAAGCTGTTGCCACATCAAAAGATGCACTTCGTGGGTATACACCTACTATTCTTATTTTCGATGAGGCCGCATACATCGATGCGGATGAAGATTTCTGGTCCGCATGTATGGCATCCCTTTCAACAGGGGGTAAAGTTATTGTAATTTCAACACCAAACGGATTCGACCCGATTTATTATTCAATATACAGTCAGGCAATTAAAGGAATGAATGACTTTAGAATTACAGAAATGTATTGGTTTCGTGACCCTCGTTATTCAAAAGATTTAAAACTAGTAAAGGTTGATGATATAATCCACTACATGTTAAATAGGGGTGATTATAAAGATGATGAATTAATCATAGATTATACAGATATTAAAGTTACCGATAGAGATTTTGAAGAAATAAAACAAAAAGTTGAAAGTGGTTATAAACCCTATTCATCGTGGTTTGAAGCAATGTCAAAAAAATTAAAATTTGATAAGCGTAAAATATCACAAGAGTTAGAGTGTAACTTTTTAGGTTCGGGGGATAATGTAGTTCCACCCGAAACCATGAAAAAAATCAAAGAAAATTTTATCAAAGAACCTGAAAACAAATTTATGGGTGGTGCTTTGTGGCAATGGAAAGAACCAATTGCCGGTCATAAATATATTATGGGTATTGATGTATCTCGTGGTGATAGTGAAGACTTTACAACTTTTACAATTATTGATTTTGATGATAGAGAACAAGTATTAGAATATATTGGAAAAGTACCTCCTGATGTGGTTGCTGAAATAGCCTTTAAATGGGCAACTATGTATAATGCATTTATTGTAACCGATATCACTGGTGGTATGGGTGTTGCAACATCTCGTAAACTTCAAGAACTAGGATATAAAAACCTATATGTCGATGGGATTAATCCTGCAGATAAATGGAAATGGGACCCAAAACAAAATGATAAAATACCCGGAATTAACTTTAATTCAAAAAGGGTCTTAATTGTTCAGGCGTTTGAAGAGGCTCTAAGATTTGGGTTTATTATTAGGTCACAAAGGTTGTTTAATGAACTTAATACGTTTGTATATGTGAATGGAAGACCTGACCACCAAAAGGGTCAACACGATGATTTAATTATGGCTATGGCTATGGCCATTTATGTTGGGGAATCTTCATTTGCTAAATTAGAAAAGGCGACAGAGCAAGCAAAAGCAATGATTGAATCTTGGACCACAGAAAAGAGAGATTTTAAAGATTCATCCTCAAATTTTAATCCGGGAATACCTGTGGATATTTATAATCAATATAGGTCGGGAAGTTATCAAACAACAAAGAATGATTATGAAAACTATTTATGGTTATTCGGGGGTAAAAGAGTTTAATTTAACTTTTATCAACTTATCATTTAAATAAAAATATTATGGCAGAACAAAAATATACGGTATGGCAAAGATTGGGTAAGGTTTTTGGTCCTAATGCGACTTTAGACCAACAAGCCCCCGTTTTTAAGTTTGATAAAAAAGAATTATTAAAAACTACAGATAAAACTGAGTTTGAAAAAGAAAAACTACAGGCTCAACAAACCATGTACATTGGTAAACAATGGCAAAAGGTTGAGAGTAATTTATATACCCAAGCGGTTTATTATGAACCAACTCGTATGGCATCATATTATGATTATGAGTCTATGGAGTACACACCTGAAATTTCGGCAGCATTAGACATCTATGGCGAGGAGTCAACAACACCTGACAAAGATGGTTATATGTTACAAATTTATTCTGAATCAAAAAGAATAAAATCAGTTCTTGCCGACTTATTTAATAATAGATTAGATATTAACACCAATTTACCTATGTGGACAAGAAACACATGTAAGTTTGGTGACAACTTTGTTTATTTAAAATTAGACCCTGAAAAGGGTATTGTTGGTTGTCAACAATTACCAAACATTCAAATCGAAAGATTAGAAAAAGGGATGAGGTTCCAACCTGATAAGTATTCACAAGAAATGGAGAACGATGCTTTGAAGTTTACTTGGAAAGAAAAGAATATGGAATTTAACACATGGGAGATTGGTCACTTTAGAATTTTAGGTGATGATAGAAAACTCCCTTATGGTACTTCTATGTTAGAAAAGGCACGTCGTATTTGGAAACAACTTTTATTATCTGAAGATGCGATGTTAATCTACCGAGTATCAAGAGCTCCTGAAAGAAGAGTATTTAAAGTATTCGTCGGTAACATGGATGATAAAGACGTTGATGCTTACGTACAAAGGGTTGCTAGTAAATTTAAAAGAGACCAAATTTCTGACCCGGCAACAGGTAATGTTGATATGAGGTATAATCAATTGGCAGTTGACCAAGACTTCTTTATACCTGTCCGTGACCCAGCAGCAACAAACCCAATAGAAACTTTACCGGGTGGAACAAACTTAGCGGAAATTGCAGATATTGAATATATCCAAAAGAAACTTGTAACCGCTTTAAGAATTCCTAAGGCTTATTTAGGTTTTGAAGAAGCTGTTGGTGATGGTAAAAACTTATCATTATTAGATATTCGTTTTGCAAGAACAATCAACAGAATTCAAAAATCTATGATTGCAGAATTAAATAAAATAGCAATCATTCATTTATTCTTATTAGGGTTTGAAGATGAATTAACAAACTTTACATTAGCATTAACTAACCCATCTAAACAATCTGATTTATTAGGTATTGAAGTTTGGAAAGAAAAAATAACTCTTTATAAAGATGCGGTTGCTGAAATACCAAATTCAGTTGCGCCTGTATCAGCATCTTGGGCTAAGAAACATATTTTAGGTTTCTCCGATGAAGAAATAAGATTAGATATACAACAACAAAGAGTTGAGAGAGCAGTCTCTGCCGAATTAGGGAAAACTGCTGAAGTCATTACCACTACAGGTTTATTCGATAATATCGATAAATTGTATGGTAAAAAAGATGGTGAAAAACCTGCTGAAGGTGGAGGAGCACCTGAAGGTGGAGGAGCACCTGATATGGGAGGAATCCCACCAATGGGTGAAGAACCACCAGCTGGAGGTGAAGCACCTGCGGGGGGTGAGGTAACACCCGAATCTTTTAATAAAGATGACTTAAATTTGTTACTTGAGGAACATTTATTTGGTCAAAATGATTTTATGAATTTAGGTAAGGGAAGAAATTCCTTAGTTGAAATAGACGACAAACTTAAAGATTTATTAAATAGGTAATATTTATAGTAAAAAAGACATGACAAAATTTGGTGAAATAAAAAGTAAGATAGAAAAAACCGGAGCAGATTTATTTGGTAAAAATAATTTCCAAAAATTTATGGTTGGGTTTAAATCTAATATTTTAGAGAATAAAGATTTAAGTGAAATATTTTATATCTACGAAGACCTATCTACAAAAAAAGGTTTACATAAAGATTTAGCAAATGATTATGTAAATGAGTCTATTGAATATTGCCAAATTTTACTTGAAAACAATTATAAAAAATTAACTAAAGTGGATAAATGGTTGTCTAGTTTTTCATCAGAATATCAAAACAACTATAAAGATATTGATACTATCATTTATAATAATTCTATTAAAAATTTAGAAGCAGTTTTAGAATCTAAGAAAAAAGTTATTAATACTATTATTTCTGAAAATAAAGTAACTAAAGTTAAAGAATCCATTAATCTACCAATTTCAACAATGATTAAAGTTGCTGAATCTGAACTTGGGAAAGAAATAAGTACACTTTCAGAGTCAGAACAAAAAGAAGTTACTTCTATATTAAATTTATCTAAAGATGAATTAAACTCAGAATTTAACACAATAAAAGAATCTGTTATTTTAAACTTAAATAATACATTAAACGAGTCAAAAGAAGACGACATCAAAAAAATGATTAGTCAAACTATCGATAAGGTTAATGAATCTAATTGTACACATTACGATTTATACAAATTAAAAAAATTAAGTTTAGGGTTATGAGTTTAAAAAAATACTTTTTTGGTTGGGGAAACATAAAAAAAGGTATTACTGAACTTATAAGGATATATTCTCACAAACCATCATTTTTTTCTAAAAAAAGAATTGAATCCGGAGTTGCGTTTATGATTGCACAATGGGGTATGGTATTTTTTGTTTTAAAGAAATATCCCGATTTAACTATGACCGATATTATAATGTGGGCAACAATAGAATTTGGGATATCTGGATACATCCTACATCAGATACAGAAAGAAAAGAAAACTGAACAGACTACTGATGAAGAAAATTAAGAAATTTCATTTCTTTTTCTCTGTAAATAAATTGCCTTATTAACCTGACTTCTTTTCTTAACTGATTTTTTTGTAAACTCTTGTCTTTCTCTTAACTTTTCAGTTTGTTTTGTTTTATAAACTTTAAATTTATATTGCTTTAAAGCTTGTTCGATGGAAGACGCATTTTTTACTTTTATTATAATCATATTTTTTTTACTTTATTAATATAAATATAACAGAAAAACTCAATTTTGACAATTCTGTTTATATATCTTACTTTTATAAAAAATAAACATGAAAGATATGATTGATGAAGAAAGGAAAAACATCAAAACTAAACATTTTTGATGATGCCAAATGTTCTTACGGAACAGTAGATTCAAAAAATTTAAAATCCATTTACGTAGTTTTACAGACTTGGATTGAACCTCTAACTTTAGACGAAAATTGGAACCGATTGGTCGGCGAAATAAAAAGACAAATCCAACACACATTATTAGAGGTAGTAGACACTCAAACTTTTGAAAGAAAACAAATAGTTGACTTAGATTTAAGAACAAGTGGAATACAAAAAAATAAAAAAAGTTTTATGAATATAGAAATTACACTATTCATACATAATAATATACACGACTTTAAATCCCCAATTTTAAGAGACAAGATTAAAAAAATACTTAATTCAGTATACAACGATGACCTTAAACAAAATAAACATTTTACACTTAGTAAAACAAAAGTAGTAGAATTCAAAGAAAGCTAATATTTATCTCTAAAAGAACTTATGAAAATATTAGGACCTAGTGATACAGGTAAAGGTATATTAGTTGAGTGGGACGCAGGGATTATTAATCCTAATGAACCACGTAATCAAAACATTATACGTGAATCTTACGGACAATTAGAACATTCTAAACCATTTGAATTTTATGCAACTCTTCAAAAGTGGGGAGTTCCAAATAGAAACGGAAGAGTATACCCTGAAAAAATATTAAGAAGAGAATCTGACAAATACCAAGATGCGATTAAACGTGGTATGTCTATTTCAGAGTTAAATCACCCAGAATCTTCTTTAATTGACCTTGATAGAGTATCTCACCTTATTACAGAGATGTGGTGGGAAGGTAACGTATTGATGGGTAAGATTAAATTATTGACTACACCAGGTTTCCATGAAAGAGGTATTGTATCATCTAAGGGTGATGTTGCGGCTAACATGATGAGACAAGGGGTTACTATGGGAGTTTCTTCTCGTGGTGTTGGGTCTTTAGTAAAAAAAGGAGACCAAAATGAAGTACAAGATGATTTTGAACTAATTTGTTTTGACCTTGTATCATCACCATCCACACCTGGAGCATATCTTTACTTAAATAAAGAAGATAGACCAAGATACGAAGAAAAATTGGCAGAAAATGATAATACTTCAGTTGGTAATGGGGGTGGATTAGAAAAATCTGTTGACTTAATGAAAAGATTGTCCGATTATTTAGGAAAGTAAAAAATTTATTATGGACGAAAAGTATTTTGTAGCAAAAATCACAACCGATATGGTTGATGATAACACAGGTAAGGTTAAAAAAATGAGAGAAGAAAAACTTGTGAGAGGTTTTTCACCGACAGATGTCGAAGCGAAAGTAACGAAAGTTTACGAAACTTATTCAATGGATTGGAGAATTACTGCAATCGTTGAAAGTAAAATCGACGAAGTTATCGAATAATTTTTTTAAATTATTAAGTAAGGGGACTTTATGTCCCCTTTTTTTATGCCCAATTTTTTTGGCTATCTACATTAAAATAAGAACTTTTTCAAACTAAGGTATATTTATCTAATAAAAATAAACGCAAAACGCATTGCATTATAAAATGAGTTTAGAAAAAAACGAAAATTTAGTAGAGAAAACTTTATTACAAATGAGGTCTATCGAAGAAGCTATTAGCGAAAACGCAAAAGGAATACTTGCTTCTACAATGAAGGAAGAAATCAGTGAACTAGTAAAAGAGTCATTATTTGGCACAAAAACAAAAAAGTCTTTACGCGAACAAGAAGAAGATGACACCGAAGAAGTGGTAGGTGTAGATGCTGACACAGATGTCGCAGATGATAGCGAGGAGACAATTGATGTTGATACTGAAGTAAATCCTGAAGATGGTGACGTTGACGTTACTATGATGGGTGCTGAAGTTAATACTGATAACGAAGACGAATTACCACCTCTTGATATGACAGGTGCTAAACCTGGTGAAGTATTGAAAGTGTTTAAAGCTATGGGTGATGAAGATGGAATTATCGTTGTTAAAGATGATAATAAAATCCACCTTACCGATAACAACACAAATAATGAATACTTTATTGATTTAGGTGACGATTCAGGTTTATCTATGGAAAATCCTATGGAAGATATGAGCGAGAGTGTAATTTATGAA